ACCTAACGCGCCTTGCTTCTCTGCTAATTGGTTTTCTAATCTTTTAACCTGTTCTTCGTGCGTTTGAATATGATGTTCTGCCATCTGCCTTGAAATCATCTGACTTCCTTTATGGTAAACCTTAGGGCGTAGTAACGTGCTTTTCGCGTGCTGTATTATTTTTATACCGCGTGCGTTAGCATATCCTAGCCAATAGGCTAATCCATCTCGCTGGTAACCGTATTCGCTATTCCCACGCATAGCGAAGCCGTAAATATAAATCTTTTTGAAGCCTTCGTGGATAGCAAGCGCAAGCATGTAATCAAAAGATGATGTAAAGACTTTTTGAACTTTGTCGCCCGCTAATAGGTTTCCGCAATGCTCTGCGACTATCTCATCATAGGGGTATGCTACGCTTGACGGTATCTTTTCATAGGTACTAGGAAGCGTATAAATCGGGAAGTCGTGTTCTTTTGATAACCAAACATCATGCTCTTTTGTTATTATGTTGCTGGTTAGTCTATGCTCTGGTAGGTGTATTTCAAAGAGCCTGTCTATCTTGGGAATATCGTACTTCCAAGCGTGATTCACAGTCCACACCTCAGCCCCTTTCGGGGCTTTGGTGTGGTATTTCATCGTAGTTTTATTGAAGCCTACCAGAGCAACGGTTTTCATTATGCTGTTGGGTGATCGCCATAGCCAATTGCTTCAGCTTGCAGAACGTCATAAACAGTTCTAAAGTAGTAATGAAGCACTACCTGACCATTTGCGGCTTTGGAGTATGGGTCACGCAGAACGGTAAAGCCAGGGGCTTCACGCTTACCCACAAAGTTCCAGTTACCAAAGAATACGCTTTTAGCATTTGCGGCGGTCAAGCCAGCTTTTGCGCTGTAATGCACGGGGTAACCGAGCAAGGACGGGGCAAACACGCCTGTGCTATCGGGCATGGTATTAGAAGCATAGCGGCGGGTATTCGCGTCATCCAGTAACACGATTTCACCATGTACGGGGCGTTGCATAACCCAGCCAACCGAGCCAGCTTCATCTAAATAGTTACCAAGCGCACTATTGAACGGGATGGTTTCCAGTTCGTTTACTGCAATGACGGTTGCACTTGCAAACTCTTTGAATTGCGTACCATTGGCGGCAACTTCGGTCAAGAGTAAATCGTTGTGCGTTTTAGCCATGCCGCGCCCAACGAAATCAGCAAGGAAAGCCATCAATCGACTATCTTCATCTTGGAGCAACTCATAAGAGAGTTCAATTTTCTTGGTGTACTTGAGTAGCGTCATTGCTACGGTGGAGAGCGCAGGGGCGTCACGGTCGAAACCGCTTGCCTCGCCAGTTACGACAAATTCGCCATCAGCTTCGTTGTCGAGCGGGACATTTACGGTTGTGCCTGTCCCAGGAATCATCCGTACGCCCAATTTAGCAGAGAGCATACTTTCATCACGTTTTGCGATGATGCCGTTATAGTGACCAGTGGGAACGGTATAACCGCCGTCTGCATCGGTACCGATATTCATATCAGTATCATTGCTTGCTTTGATTGCGCCTTCGTCACCTGTTCGGGCGAAATATGCAAAGGCTTTCGTCTCGCTATCGCCGCGCTTGGTTTTGCTGTTGACATTAACGCGCTTGGCGGCAACGCCAGCTTTATCAATGACCTGTTTTTCTTCCCAAGCTTTCATTTGTTCTGCGACCGCATCTTGTACCAATTCGGTGACATCTACGGTTTCGGCGGTTTCATCATAGCCTAAATCCAATTCTTTTTCTTCGGGTTTCATTTTGACCTCTTCAATAGTTTTATTTTCGTTTTCGCCTTCGTCACTCTCAGCGGTAGCACCGCTCTCTAAGAAAGATTTCAGCGTTAGTACATTATTTAGCGGCTCTGCTGGGGTGGGGGTGATGCTTGCTTCCCCGATAACCCACGTCTTAATCCAACGTGCTTTTTCGGTTTCTTCGCTCTCATATAGGTGAGAGATTGCGCCCGATGACCAGCCAACTTTGCCAGCTTCAACCATGCCATAGACCGCACGCTCGTATTCATCACGCATATTTAATTGCGCTTCAATCCACACGCCCAACTCATCGAACTTCAATTCGCTTGTACCGATGATCTTAGCCTTTAGCGTGCTATCCATGCCGTGATGATAAACCACTGGCGGGGTTGTATTCGTTCCGAATTCAGTTTTAGCAGTAAAGAAGTCGTCTTCTAAGTCTGGCATTTCTTGGTTACTAAAGCGGACGAGATACCCGACGACCTTGCCATCACCCAAAGCCTTGACGGTATCACCAAAAAAGATATTTTCCATAATAAGTCTCTCCTATAACACAAAAGCGGCACATGCAACAAAATCACCTTTTCAGGCTTTGTTACATGCACCGCAAAATCGTTATTTGCCTCTAGTGCAATTTATTTAATTGTTCTTACTAAGGGCATTATAGCACCTTCGTTCTATTTTTGCAAATCGTTTATAAATCTTTGAACTGCTTGATCTGCTGCTCTCAGCATCCCTTTTTTGTTGCTAGGATTTTCTATGTCTTTGATTTTACGCCAGCCGACTAATTTATTAAGCCGCGCTTGCCTTTTGTTATCATAACTCCATATGGCATGTTTGACGCGGTTTACTATGTTTGCGCCGCTTTTAGTTTTCACAACTTCCCAACCGTTGCTCATTTCATGTGTTCTGTTGTTTCGTCCTGGCTTTATCTTGCCAGTTCGCAAAGCCCAAAAAAACCACTTTCTCTGCTTGTCAGTAAAAAAGGTTTTTCCATAGGCGCGTTTGCGCTTTATCGTTTTGTATCTCGGCTCATGCTTTAGCCCGCGCCTTTTGTTGCCGACTAGGTACTTCGCCGCCGCTCTCGTTGCCACTGGACTCATTCCACGCTTTAGCCGCGTCATGTTGTTTCTTTTCGCCAAGCCTCGTGTCACTATCTTTGTGCTTATCATTGCCGAATATCCTTGACCAGTTATCGCTAAACTTTTTTGAATAGCCGAATTTATATTTATGCCATGCTTCGTTATTATCTGTCATATAGTGATTATACCATCGGCGGGAATTGTCGCCTTCTTTTCCGTTGGCATTAGTTTACAATCGCAACGCCACCCGCCACAAGTTAGCATCTCATTGGGCGGGTTTTGCGGCTTGTATTGGCTATTCGACCATTGGAATTTAGTCGCAACCTTTCCATGCAGACCAGCGCACTCAGGACAATGTTCCTCAGTTGCGCCAAGCGTCCACTCCATCAGGTCGCCGTCTTTCGTAGCACGCGCCGCCGCCATGTTTACAACGTCATTATACCTAAAGGCTCTTAGTTCAATCTTGGGCTTAAATATCGTGGACGGAGGACGGGGGTCTTTGTCTCTGTTTTCTAATATCTCGCTCGCAAATTCTAGAATAAAAAACTCTTCGCTGTTTATAACGCTATTAAGTTCCAGGTCCATTGCACCCGTCATGTGCTTGGGGTCATGTCCCGCCGCTCTCAGCCCTTCGCGGTATGCTCTTGATAGCTGGTCTGTTATCAAATCGGCAACACGACCAACGAATGTTAATTCATCCACCCTGTAATTGTATAAATCATAAACCGCACGCTGTAAAGCGTTTCTGTAGCCCGTGAAGGTCTTTATAAGTTCGGTGATTTCAGCGTCCCTATAGTACACACCTTTTCGAGCCATGTAATCAGAGACAACGCGCAAAACTATCAGTGATTTATTTTTCTTCACGAATTATTATTTCCTTACGGTTACGTTCGGCGTTGGCACTTCGTTATTGACTACAATTTGCGCGGGTTGCATCTCGCTGACCGCCTTCGCAAATTCTGCGGCGATTTCTTCGGGTGTTGCGCCTTCCTTGCCCTTTACCGTCATATTGAAAACCTGTGTCACTGGTTGGGGGGGCGGCGTATCATCTTGCAACGCTTTGATGATGTTATCCATTAGCCCGTTTAACTCTTCTTTTTCGTCTGGGATCTCATCTTCTAAATAATCACTAAACAGCGACCTTATACCGCTCTCAGTTTTCTGCGCCTTCAATGCGCCGCTGATTTCTTTCGCTAAACTCTGCGGGATGTTGTCACTCTCAAACTCACACCACCCGCCAACGCGCAAAGCCTTACGCCGCCATTTTAGCAAGTCGCCCCGCGCCTTCGTTTCTATCGGCTCGTCTGGCTCTGCTTCTGTTTCTTCGATTGGCTCTGTTTCTGTTGCAAAGACTTCCCCGAAGTCCTGCGGGAAATCATCGTCCGTGATGCCCACTAAATAAGCCGCCGCTTTTGGGGTCAAGCCGCCAACGCCGTAATTTACAAAAGCGTTACTAACATCTAAATCGTCTTTCTGCATGGTGGCGTGCCGCTCTGGGAAGAAGTCCAAAGTATACCCAATTTTCACCATGTCAAAATCTAAGTTGATAACGTCCGCAATATCAAAGAGCCGCGTACCAAGCCGCGTGGTGAATGACCGCCCGTACTCCGAAGCGGTCGCCATATTCGCGGCATCGTCAAAGATTTCAGAAACAGGTACACCATGAGCGGCGATTACCGCTACGGCGTTTGGCTGCCTACCGCCCTCGAAATCCAGTTCTTCAGCGGTCATGCTAATCCGCTGAACTTCCGTTCCTTCAAATACTGGCATTACCCTATTTTCAGGGCTTGATTTACTAGACGGATTGAACACGCGCCAGAAGAAATTTTTTACCCTGTCCCGCTCGGATTGCGCCGTCCCCTGCGGTACTACTATCAGAGACACGGGGAGCGGGTTTTTGTATAGCGTGTTTTCAGCTTGGCTAAGATTATATAATATTTCAGTTGCTAGCCTCGTTGCTGTTCCTGCTATGCCGCCCGCTTGGTACTCTCTCAAGCCTAGCTTACGAAAAACAAAAAGGTCATCAGCGAGAACGTCAATCTCGCCGCCTTCCGTGCTTCGCTTATAATTGGTATAACCTATTGGGTTTTCTATGCTGTTAGGGTCGGGGGTCATGCTGGACGGGTCAAGCCAACGCACGCCGACCAATTTGCCCGAGCCGTTGCGTAGTTTATACCAATAGGCTGTTCCTATCAGTTGCATTGCTTCATCCGTGCGGCGAAGCAATTGCCTTAGTTGAACGGGAAATGGCGCGTCCTTCGTCACCTCGTCACCGCGCCGCCATTCGTGCTCTATCTCGCTAATTCGCGCCCCGCGTCTATCCATTGCAGCGAAAACGTAAGGCACTAATGAAGCCATCGAAGCCGCGCTTGTTTCAGTCTCCCCAAGTATGCTCTCAAGAACGCCGAAATTCTTTAGAGCGTCCACTTTGCCGTCACCGTTCTGAATGTATATACCAGCCTTTAGATTTTCCATTGTTACCATTCCCACGCGATAACCGCGCTATTTGTTGCCGTATCATCTAAATATCTTATAGGGTCTAAGATATGGTCATTTTCTTTATTCGGCTCGTCTTTTGTGCCTGTGTTCGTTTTCTTCCAAGTATAGCTCTCAAATTCCATAATAGCATTTTTACATCTAGGATCTACTGTCAATCGAGGTAATCCGTCACGTTGTACCGCTAATTTGTCTTGCACGTTTTGTATTCCATCCAGTACGCGACCCTTTGCAGATACCGCTGGTACGTTGTTATTTCTCAACTCTGCAATCAGCCCAGCCGCCGCCGCGTCTACCGCGTCAATTGAGATTTCAGCACCGTATCTGCGTACAAGTTCCATATAATAAACCGCACGCTTCACAACTTCGCTTTGAAGTTTGCCGCGCTCATACCACTCTCTGAAAATATGCCAACGCCCGTCACCGTCCTCGCCTACTAAAATTATAGTAGCGGGATTGGTATAGCCTTCATCCTGCGCAAGCATCCATCGTTTCATCTCAGCACTATTGCGCCGCTTCACATGGATAGACGGGTCGAACATCTCATATATTGCGCCCTCTGCCATAACCCAAAGCCCATCACGCAAGCGCAAACGCATAACGCCCGTTAGCTTATTCAGCGTTTCGATGTATGCTTTCGGGTTGTGCGGGTTATCCGTTGCCTTGCTGTAATATACGGATGCTTCACCGCCTAGTATTAGCCTTTGGTTTATCCAGTGATTCGGGCGGTCTGGGTTGGTTGTATATATAATCTGCGTCCAATCAGCCGCCGTGCCACGCATACGAGTTAGAATAAGATTATGATCATCTTCTGTTAGCGCGTTAGCCTCCTCAAACCAAGCAATATCCACGCGCCCATCTTTACCAATAGACTTAAGAGCTTCTTGCTGGTCTTTGCCTTGCATACCGACAACCCACAATTCAGAGCCGTTATTATATTTGAAAAGTCCTGTACTCTTGACAAGCCTTCCCCAATTACTATCCCCCTGCACGTTGCTATTCAAAAAAGGCACAACGGACTTACCCGCCGCTGTTTTATCTTTGCGCCCGATGATACCCGTTGCACCTGCATATTTCAATAAATAGGCGTGCACCTTCTCTGCCGCTATCTTTGACTTACCACCACCAGCCGAGCCTGTGAGTAGCAAGACAGGCGACTTATCACGAAAGGGCGCAATCTGCCAATCAAGCGGCGCATAGATTGATTTAATCGCCATCGTCCCAATCATCAGGGTTTACCACTGCGTAACCTTTTAACTCTTTCCCCGCGCTGGTGATGTCGGTACGCTTCGGGGCTTCGAGACCTAGCAACGCGGAGCGGTCTTTCTGCACGCCGCGCGCTTCCCTGTAATCATGCGTAGACAGTGCTTTATTCCATAGAAACTCGTACCGCTCTTTTGCCTTGCCTGTCTCGTATTCTAAATCTGTCTCAGCACCCGCTTTTATCGTAACGGTAGCACTTTCAATATAGCGGTCTACAGTTCGATCCGTCACTCCCCAATCTGTCTTTTCTGACACATATTGACAGATAACAGCACGGGACGCGCCGCGCAAAAGCAGCTCCGAAATTCGGGCTACGCGTTGCGTTAGTTCGGCTTTAGTTGGCTTTGACATTATTCAATCCGCTTTATCTCTATGCCTTCAAACGCGTCCGCCATCCGCTGAAGCGTTACAGCGACATAGGCGGGGCTGATTTCTACCGCTCGGCATTGGCGGGATAGGTTTTCGGCGGCGACTAAACTTGTCCCGCTTCCGGCGAATGGGTCAAGAATAATGTCACCTTTATTTATACTACCTCGCTCTAATATCCACGACCACACGCCAAGTGGCTTTGAAGTTGAGTGTCCTATTTTTTCGGATGCTTCTGTTTTCACAAAAGCGTCTGGTCTACTCCCAATCCCACTTTCTAAATATGGGTCTTTTCCATAGGCGAATATAGCGTTCCAAAATGTAAAGCCCCAAGGATTAGCTCCTACGCCTGCTTGAACAAACCAAGCTAAAACCCACTCCGGCTTTGGGTATAAAAATTGATATTTGTTTCCAGGGGTTAATAAAATTCTTTTGCTAACAGATAATGCAAGTGGCAAGAATTTCCCAATAAGAACAATTAACTCTTCTTCGCTAATATCATAATCTTTAGATTTTCCGCCAGTTGCGTACGGCGGGTCAGTCAGGCACAAGTCCGCCTTCTCCCCCCCCCAAACCCCCAACACCAACCCCCCCTCAGTTCAAAAAACGC